AAAACAAATGCAACGAGGAGATTTTTTATGATATTTATATGATGATGGACCATAGGGTCTGTCATTCTATATTAGTATTAACCAAATACAAGACAAACTTATGACAAGTTTAGAACTTAAAGAACTTGTAAAATCGCATTTCGGACTTATCGAGGTTGATGCGGAGGTTACTACTACTGAAATCGAAGATACTTTTAGTGAAGAATCATTTGGGCGTATTGCTGACGAAAACTCTGCTTTTGAAATCGAGTTTCCAGGCGACGAGTTAGCCGTTGGTGATAAAGTAACAGTTGTTACTACTGATGGACAAACAATGGATGCACCTGACGGTACACACCGTCTTGCTGGTGGTGTTGAAATCGTTACCAAGGATTCAGTTGTTGAAAGTATCGAGAATGCAGTAGCAGAAACATCTGAAGAAACTTTAGAGGAAGAAGATGCGGAACTTATTTCAGAAGAAATGGATGCGAGAACTGACGCAGAAGAAGAAGGGTATAAAGACGGTCTAAAAGATGCAGTTGAAGATATCAAAGAAGCTATTGCTGAAGTTGCTAAAGAAGATATGGCAGAAGAACCTGTTGTAGATGCTGAAGCAATCATTGCAGAAATCGCTGAAGCTATGAAAGCTGAAATGGGCAAGTTGAAAGAAAAAATGGATGCAATGGAGGAAAAAATGGCTAAGTTCGAAATGGAACCAGCTGCAGAACCAACCATCGTATCAAACAAGGGAACTAAAAAGTTTAGTTCTATGGCAAGCAAAAACTCTAAAGATATGGAGATGATGCTTAAAATGATTAAAAACAAAAAGTAAAAAACATTAGACAATGGCATTAGACGTAACAGGTCTTACTGACTTTAATAACGAAGTAGCGGGAGAGTTACTCGTTAAATCTGTTTACGGTGGTAGTACTATGGAGTACATTACTGTAAAAGAAGGTGTTAAGCACCAAGAACCAATCAACCTAATGGAGGTAGATTTACAAATCCAATCAGGAACTTGTGTATCAAACCCTTCAGGTTCATTGACATTTACACAACGTGACATCACAGTATGTCCACGTACTTCCTTTGACGGAATCTGTCTTAAGGATATGGATAAAAAATACTTAGGTATTGCTGATTTGGAACCAGGTTCGTACAACGAAACGTTCGCACTTGCTTCTAACTATTCTGAACTATTAACTTCTAACTTCCAGAAGAAAAACGACCAGTTTTTATGGGCAGGTGACCAAGCTGGTTGTGATGCAGCTTACGGTTTAGTTACTATCATCTCTGGTTCTACTGCTGGTGTAGTTGTTCCTGTAGGTTCAGGTTCACAAGCTATCACAGCTGCAACTGCACTTGACGTAATGGATGATATGATTGTAAACTTATCTTCTGACGTAGCAGACAGAGAAGATATCACATTCTTTATGGGTGTAGATGACTTCAAGAAATATGTTGTTGCTTTACGTTCTGCTAACAACTTCTACTTTGACCCAGCTTCTATCGAGAACAGAGGTGGTATCTTGGAAATGGCTTACCCATTCAACCCAGGAGTAAAAGTAGTAGGTACAGTAGGTCTAAACGGTACTTCAAGAGTAGTATTAGGGCCTGCTAAGCAAATCGTTGCAGGTACTGATTTAATGTCTGATTTCAGCGAGTTCCAACTTTGGTACGATATCAACAGCGACCAGTTGAAGCACAGAATCAGCACTAAGTTAGGTGTAAACATCGCTTATCCAGAGTTCTGGGTATCGAACGACCAATAATCAATATTAACCAGGTAAAGGGGGAGTTTATCTCCCCCAATACTTAAAAACCAGATAACATTATGTCTTGTGATATAACTTCAGGATTTGAACTCGGGTGTAGAGATAACACCGGAGGTATTAAGAACCTATACATCTTGTCTGGTTCAATCACCAGCATCACTGATGCAAGTGAAGGTTTAATCGAGGCGATTAGTGGTTCGGGGGAAATGTTCCAATACGAACTATTCCGTCAAACTTCAGATTTCAGCGAAGCAATAAATGCAACTCCAGAGAATGGTACTGTGTTCTATGAACAAACAGTTCAAAGTACTTTCTTCAAGTTGCAATCTGCTACAAGAAATCAGATTCGTGTATTAGCTAAAAATCCAGACTTAAAAGTAGTCGTAGAAACTAATAATGGTTCAGTTGATGGCGTAGGTCGTTACTGGCTATTAGGTGAAGAAAACGGTGTTCAGCTTTTATCAGGTACAGGTGCAACCGGTACTGCGTTTGGAGATTTAAATGGATACACACTTACTTTCACTGGTCAAGAACCAGAACCAGCTTCTGAACTTTCAGGAAGCTTAAACGATGTATTTTCGGGCATTACTGTACCAGTAGGTGCCTAATAAATAATATTCATAAGGAATGGGGGTTTCGTTAACTATAACGTGACCCCCTAACCTTTAGTTGATAACTTTATGCTACAGTTTAATAAATCAGAAGCCACTAATAAGAATGCTGTTTATTTAGATACAGTTAATACTGGTTCTGGATATTAC